TCAACTGTTAACCCAGCGATTATTCAGTACAGAGGTCGTGAGGTTAAGCTAGCCGGTGAGCGTATTTTCGATCCGTGGACAGTTACTATTGTTAATGACACAGCACAGTCCTTGCGTCAGCCTTTTGAGGCTTGGATGAACGGTATGAATGATAGAGCAGGTAACTCAGGTATTTTGACACCTTCTGACTATCAGACAGACGTTGTTATACAGCATTTAGATAGAAATGACGAAGTATTACCAGGTGGACAGTACACATTGCGTGATGCTTTCCCAATACAGATGAGTGAGATTGCTTTAGCGTATTCACAAAATGACATTCTGGAAGAATACACTGTAACATTCCAGTATGCTCATTACGATAACGTATAATCTCAATTAGGATTATAATATGAATATTTTTGGGTTTGAGATAACTCGGGGTAAACCGCCACAAAGTGAGAAATCCTTTGTGGCGCCCACGGATGATGGCGGCGTCCAAAGTATAAGAGCAGGTGGCTATTACGGTACCTACTTAGATATTGAAGGCGTTGCCAACACCGAGGCCCAGTTAATTAAGCGTTACAGAGACATCGCTATGATGGCTGATGTTGATGCTGCTATTGAAGATATTATAAACGATTCAATAGCGAATCTTGATGATGAACCTGCATTGAAGTTAGACTTAGATCATACTGGTTTGTCAAGCAGTATTAAGAACAAAATACATTCAGAGTTTGAGTATGTTTTGTCCTTAATGCAATTTAATGATAGGGCACAGGATTACTTTAGGCGTTGGTACATTGATGGTAGAATGTACTTTCACAAGGTAATTGATACTGAAAAGCCACAAGAAGGTATAAAAGATATACGTTACATTGACCCACGTAAAATTACAAAGGTCAAAGAAGTTAAGAAAGAAAAAAATCCACAGGGTGTTTCTTTCATTAAAAGTACAGAAGAATTTTTCTTATTTAATGAAAAAGGTTTATCTGATAAACCCGGTCAATACAGAGCATCTGATAGCGACAATGCTTTGAAGATAACAAAGGATGCAATAGTGTATTGTCCTAGCGGTATGATAGATCAGGACAAAAACATTCCTTTGTCCTACCTACATAAGGCTATACGTCCCGCGAATCAGCTTAGAATGATGGAGAACGCAGCAGTAATTTATCGTATTACACGCGCTCCGGAACGAAGAATATTTTATGTTGACGTTGGTAACTTGCCAAGCAACAGAGCAGAACAATACCTGAAGGATATCATGGATAGATATCGTAACAAGTTGGTATATGATGCTAACACAGGTGAAATCAGGGACGATAAAAAGTTTATGTCTATGTTGGAAGACTTTTGGCTTCCACGTAGAGAAGGCAGTCAGGGTACACAAATTGACACACTGCCAGCAGGACAGAACTTAGGGCAGATAGAAGATATAGAATACTTCCAGAAGAAGTTATATCAGTCATTGAATGTTCCTGTATCGAGATTAGAACAGCAAGCAGGCCTAAACTTTGGCCGAGCAGCTGAGATTAACAGAGATGAACTTAAATTTACTAAGTTTGTTTCTAAGTTAAGAAAGAAATTTTCTATAATGTTTGATGATCTTCTTAAAACACAGTTACTTTTAAAAAATATAATGACTGAAGAAGATTGGAAAGGAATTAGAGATAAGATTGTATACAGGTATGCACAAGATGCATACTATACTGAATCGAAGAATCAGGAGATTCTGAGAAGTAGATTTGAAGTTTTACAAGGTGCTTCTTCTTATATTGGTTCGCTGTTTAGTAAAGAGTATGTACAAAAAGAAATCCTCATGCTTACAGATGAACAGTTAGAAGAAATCAATATGCAATTGCAGATGGAAGAACCTTTTATGACTCAGGATCAAGAACATGAAATGGCAATGCAGCAACAAGCTGCTGGTGAAGACACAGGAGAACAATGATGGATAGACAACAAGCAATCAGAGACATGATGCAGTCTATGGCCCAAGGTAAGGCCAGTGAAGTACAGGACAAGTTTAATAATATCATGCAAGCCAGAGCGGGTGAAGCTCTTAATGACTATAAAACAGAGCTTGCCAAAAGTGTTTTTAAAAATCCAGAGTTAGAAGCAATGGGTTTGGCAGATGGTGAAGACCACATACTTGAGGTAGACCCTGCCGCCGAGCCTGAAACAGTTGAAACGGGAGACGACAATGAAGACGTTTAGACAATTCAGAGAGGGCGTTGAGGTAGACATACAAGAAGCGCCAATGGATGGAGTCGAAAAGGGCTCAGTAGAAGGCGACAAGCATATGTGTGCAACCAAAATCTTTAAAGAAGGTGTAGGCGAAGGCACTCCTATTTTAGGTGAACACGCTTTACCTGACGAAGAAGGTAATGTTGCCTGGTACAAGGTTATGTTTGAGCATGGTATCGAACAGGTTGAGATTTCAGAAGAAGGCGTTCAGGTACTCGCCCAGGAATCTCATATGAATCACAAAAAGAAAAAGTAACGGAGATATAGATGGCGGTCACGGTAGATGTATTAAAACTGACTCAGGTCCAGGGCGTTGTGGCCGTCAGAGGCGTCAATGCTACAGGTACCATAGCTCTAGAAACCACACTCAAAAAGTCCACTGAAACACAAAGTAGTCCAGCTGTTAATATCAAAGGATTACAGTGGACACTTGCTAGCGGAACGGCAGCACAAGTAGAAAGAAACGGAAAAGTATTATACGAACTGTCCGGCACAGGTGAAATGGAGTTCTACGGGTTTGCTGACAATGACGAAAACGATCAGGACATTGATATAGTAATTGACAATGCTGGTGCTGGTGGTACTGTTATTGTTGAATGTGCTAAGGTTTCAGGTTACGGTTCACAGCAACATCAAGGCGCTGACGGAGACTTAGGCTAATGAGACTAATAAAAGAATTAAATGAAGATCTACAGTTTATTGTAGAAGAATCAGAGTCGGGCAAGAAAAGCCTCTATATTGAAGGCGTTTTTCTACAGTCCGACTTAAAAAACAGAAACGGTCGTGTCTATCCCAGAGAAATCATGGCGAAAGAAGTCAACCGTTATATGGAAGAACAAGTAAACACTAAGAGAGCATACGGAGAACTTGGGCACCCAGACGGTCCTAATATTAATCTCGATCGTGTCTCACATATGATTACTTCTTTGAGAGAAGATGGTAATAACTGGGTAGGCAAAGCTAAGATCCTTGATACTCCTATGGGTAACATTGCCGCTTCTCTTATCAAAGAAGGTGCTGGCTTAGGTGTTAGTTCTCGAGGCCTCGGTTCACTAAAAGAGAACAGTGAAGGTATTAATGAAGTACAGGATGACTTCATGCTTGCTACAGCAGCTGACATTGTTGCTGATCCTTCGGCCCCTGATGCGTATGTTCAAGGTATCATGGAGGGCAGAGAATGGGTGTTTGTAAAAGGTATTTGGCAAGAAAGAGAAATCGAAGAAACAAAACAGTTTATTAAGAAAGCAAGCAGTAAAGATTTGGCAGAAGCTAAGATGAGAGCTTTCAACGAGTTTTTAAATAAGTTATCTAATATTTAATTTGTATAAATATATAAGAACTATATTAAATCTAACCGAAAGGAGATAAAACAATGGGTGTAGAGTCTAAAATCAGAGAGCTTATGGAAGGTGCAGCAAACCGTCCTAAAGACAAGCTCACTGCTCGTGACGACAGCAACCCTACTCAAGGTGATTCAAACGCTAATCCTGAGATGCAAGACCTTAGTGGTACTGGCAACGCAGAAGGTGGTTTGACTTCAACCGTGGGTAAGGCTGCTTCAGGTAAAGCGAGCAAAGATGGTACTCTTCCTGCAGGTAACGGTGCTAAAGAAGCTCCTGCAAACTTTGTCAACGACAAGCCAAGCGAAACTGATGTAATGAAGAAGGCTTCTGCCGGAAACGTCCATCAGGAAGAAGCAGAACTTGAAGATGAAGAAGTAATTGTAGAAGATGAAGCCGTTGAGGAAGATGTAGAAATAGTTGCTGAAGAAGAAGAAGTTGCTATAGATGAAGATGTTCTGTTTGAAGAAGATCTTGCAGCTCTCTTTGAAGGTGACGAAAACCTCACAGAAGAATTCAAAGTTAAGGCAGCTGAAATTTTTGAAGCTGTTGTTACTTCCCGTGTAGCAAACGAAGTAGAAGCCATCGAGGCAGACCTCGAAGAACAGGCTAACGCTGAATTTGAAGCTAAACTGGAAGAAATGGTTGAGAATATCGACAAGTACCTCAACTATGTTACAGAGAATTGGATGAACGAAAACGAACTTGCTGTTGAAAACGGCCTTCGTAACGAAATCACTGAGTCTTTCATCAAGGGTATGCAG